CGCCCGCGCAGAAAATAACCGCACACCCCGGCCCACAAAAAAATTAACGAGACAACCCTGCCATGCCGCAAGAAACCACGGTGCCGCACGACCAGATTGCGGTTGCGCTGACCTATGAGGCAGCCGACCACCGCGTATTTCTTGCCCCTTGGTTTGCCGACGAACTGACGGCAGAAGCCGTTGCCGACTACCTGACCGGCGCGATCGAGGCTCTTGAGGGCATCCGCGACGGCTTTGAGCTGCTGGCAGAGATTACAGAAGAAACGTCCACCGTTCACTGATGGCGAAAGCGAAAACGATACGGCTCGATTACGAGCCGCAGGAAAAGCAGCGCCTACTACACAGCGCAAAAGCCCGCCAAATTTTGTTTGGCGGTGCAGTCGGCGGCGGCAAGTCCACCGCGCTGCGCTGGGACATGATCAAGTTCTGCCTAGAGAACCCCGGCCTTGTCTGTTACCTGTTCCGCCGCACGATGCCGGAGTTGGAAAGCAACCACATCCTGCAAATCCGGCGTGATGTGCCCGCAGAACTGGGCCGCTGGAACGAAACGCGAAAAAGGTTCGAGTTCCACAACGGCTCTATGATCGTGTTTCAGTATCTGGAGCGCGACAACGACTGCGAGCGCATACAGGGCGCTGAAATTCACTTTGCCGGTCTGGACGAGGGCGGCCAACTCAGCCCGTACCAGATCAACTACATTAAAAGCCGAAACCGGCTTGGCAGCTTTGAGGCCAAGCAGCCCGAGTATTTTCCAAGATTCGTCGTTACGGCGAACCCCGGCGGGCAGTCTCATAATTATCTAAAATCTATCTACATTGACGCAGCGCCGCCGGGGCAACTTTTCTACGACCACACGATGGTAGATCCCGACGACCCCAAGGACAAGGGCTGGACGACCTTATTCATCCCGTCCCGCATCGAGGACAACAAGTATATCGACGCTGGCTACCGCGCCTCATTGAGCGGCCTGCCTGAAGAACTGGCACGCGCCCTGCGCGAAGGCGACTGGGATTTGGTCGTTGGCGCGTTTTTTGGCGACGTATTCCAGCGCGACAAGCATGTGATCGAGCCGTTCGACATCCCGGACAACTGGGTAAAGTTCCGCGCGTTCGACTGGGGTTCAGCGAAGCCGTTCAGCGTCGGCTGGTACGCCGTGGCGCAACACGACGACCGCTTCCCTGATGGCGCGATCATCCGCTACCGCGAATGGTATGGCGCCGCTGGGCCGGATCGCGGCCTGAAGATGACGGCAGAAGAAGTGGCGGCGGGCATCCGCTCACGCGAGCGTGGCGAGAAAATCGACTATGGGGTGGGCGACCCGAGCGTATGGAAGTTCGACGGCGGCCCATCAATCGGGGAGCGCATGTCCAAGTTTGGCGTGCGCTGGCGACGCGCTGACAATAGCCGCATCGCTGGGTGGGACCAGATTAGGCAGCGCCTGATCGGCGATGACAACGTGCCGATGCTTTACCTTTTCAAGACAAGCACGGAGCTAATCCGCACGCTCCCTGGCCTGCGGCATGACAAGCATCGTTTCGAGGACATCGACACAACGATGGAAGACCACGCGGCTGACGAGTTGCGCTACGCAATGATGTCGCGCCCGTACACGCGAAGAATACAAACGCCAGACGATGACGACCCCTGGCGGCCGTCAACGCTGGATGAGTTGCTGGCCGCAAGCCCAGCGCCGGGTTACTCCGAATATCCGGCGAGGATGTTCTAGTGCCACGCTTGCCAAGCGCGACATGCGATGGGTCATCTAGTTTAGTAAGACTGCTTAAATGGGCCGTGAGCCGTGGTTGCTGTTTAGTCGTCTATGAATATGACGGGGAGTTTTAAAGCGCCCGCATACCCGATACACCAGACGTAATCAGAATAGAAATAGCTGTAAGTATCGTTGTTAATGAAAACTCGGAAACTAGAACACTCTGTGTCGCCTTCGAGTTTACCTTGAACCGAGATTTTCGGCTCGAAGCTATGACAAAGTTTTTCTCGGTCCGTAGCCCAGCAGACGCACACCGTCTTGCCAATCATCTCCGAAAGCGTGTTTGTAAAATCGTCCTGCTGAACTCGGCATTCTAAAGGGAGAGTGTGGTGGGCAGTACCGCCTAAGAGATGGCTGCCCGGTACATACGATCTATCAGAATCCATGGTTGACTCCTTCCATGTGAAAGGCCCACGGCTCATTCAAACAGTCTCTAGTATTCACAATGTCCAAAAGCAAGTCGAGAACGCCTTGACCCTAGTATTTTAGCATCCGGGGTTTTGCAAATTACTGAAAACAGGGGTTTTTGACTGTTTTCAAAAAATAAGTTCTTGGTTTTGCTTAACAAAAAAAAATCAAAAAACGCTTGTTTGAGATTTGAGCGTTTTTGACCGGAGACCCGATGGCACGCCCCGCAATCGGCGCAAACACCTATCGCGCAAAAAAGCAAATCAAGCGCCCCGGCCGCCACAAGAAGCGCGTGAAGCGGCCAAAGTCATTCTTTAACCCACCGCAGAAACAGAGGCGATGATGCCAGGCAAACCCGGACTCTACGCAAACATTGCAGCTAAACGCCGCCGCATAAAAAGACAGAAGGCAGCAGGCAAAAAGCCAGAACGTATGCGCAAGCCCGGAACCAAGGGCGCACCGACCGCCAAGGCATTCAAGCAAAGCGCCAAAACCGCCAAGCGCAAGACCAAGCGCAGCTATGGCTGAGTACAAGGGCCGCAAGGTGACGCTGAACAAGCCGCGTCGCATCAGGAAGGGCCAGCCGTCCTACGGCAAAAAGAAGTCAGAGGTGTTCGTAAAGAACCCTAGCGGCAAGGTCGTCCGCGTCACGTTTGGCGATCCCAACATGACGATCAAGAAAAGCAATCCCGAGCGTCGCGCGAACTTCCGCGCACGTCACAACTGTGCCAGTCCCGGCCCCAAAACCAAGGCACGGTACTGGTCATGCAAGGCATGGTAGATGGCTGACAGCTACGAAGACGACCTGGAGCCGAAGGGCAAGCGCGACCGCGCTGACTTCTGGCTAAAAAAGGTCAGCTACGCGCGCAACTACGAGCAGCAGTGGCGCAACCGCTCGACTGCGCTTGTGAAGCGATACCGCGACGACGACTACGCTCGCCAAGAGCGCGTCACCCGAATGAATATCTTCTATTCCAACGTCGAGACGCTTCAGGCTGCGCTCTACACGGGCGCCCCACGCCCGCGCGTCATTCGCCGCTACCGCGACCAAGACCCGACTGGCCGTCAGGCGGCGGAGATTATTGAGCGGGCGCTGCGTTACCAGGCTGAACAGTACGATCTCGACGGCGAACTCATCAGTGCCATCCGCGACTACCTGATCGTCGGCCGTGGCGTCGTGCGTGTCGTTTACAGTCCGACAGTCATGGAGGGCGACAACCGCGAAGCGGTCAACATGCTGCCGATGTTCAACGACATGGGCGAGCAGGCGGGTGTGCAGTATATGCGCGGCCCGCAAGGCGACGCCGTAGACGAAAGCCTGATTGAGTTTGACGAGACGGGCGCACCGTTCACGCGCGGCGACGCCTACGAATACATCGCTGACCAAGCATACCGCTGCGAATACGTTCACTGGCAGGACTTCGTGATCGAGCCCAGCCAGCGTTGGGCAGACGTAAACTGGATCGCGTTCCGCAAGCTGATGACCCGCGCCGACCTGATCGAACGGTTTGGCGCTGCCAAGGGCAACCGGATTCCGCTCACGCACGAATACGATGACGCGGACACAAACTACTCGACAGAAGACACCAGCCAGCCGATGCGGGCCGAGTGCTACGAGATTTGGGACAAGCGGTCGGGCAAACAGATATTCGTGGCGACCGGCTTTGCCGAGATACTGGAAGAGGCCGAAGACCCATACCAGCTCGACGGCTTCTGGCCTTGCCCAGAACCGCTCTACGCAATCAAGACGACCGACAGCACGATCCCGGTGCCTGAGTTTTTTGAGTACGAAGATCAGGTCAACGAACTCGACATCATCACGCAGCGGATTGCGGTTCTGACCGAGGCGCTGAAGCGTCGCGGCGTCTACGACAGCAGCTTTGCAGAACTGACTCGCCTGGCTGACGCAAACGACAACGAGTTCATTCCCGTCGATAACTACGCGATGATGCAAGGCTCTGGCGGCCTTGCAGCAGTGATGCAGGAAGCTGACCTTGGCACGCTTATTCAGGCGCTGAACCAGCTTTACAACCAGCGCAACGCGGTGATTCAAACAATCTACGAGATCACCGGCATCTCAGACATCATGCGTGGCGCAAGTGCAAGCCGCGAGACGGCGACCGCCCAGCGCATCAAGGGACAGTTTGGCGCGTTACGCCTGACGAACCGCCAGCGTGGCATCGAGCGTTTCATCACGGCGCTCTATGCCATCAAGGCCGAGATGATTGCGGAGAACATCGAGCCGCAGCTTCTGGCGCAGATGACCAATCTGCCCGTCAGCCCGCAAGTCGCTGCGCTCATGGAAAGCGACCGCCTGCGCGGCTTCCGCCTGAACGTCGAGACGGAAGACAGTCTTGCGGTGGACAGCGCGACCGAGCAGCAGCGCCGCGTCGAGTTCCTGACCGCGATGGTGCAATACATTCAGGCCATCGGGCCGATTGTCAGCCAAGGTGCGCTGACGCTTGAGCAGGCCAAGTCGTTCCTGCTGTTTGCCGCCCGTGCATTCCCCGGCGCACGCGAACTTGAAGACGCGCTGGAAGCCATTGGCACGCAGCCGCCGCCGCCACAGCAGCCTGACCCGGCTGACAAGCTGGTGGAAGTTGAGGCCGCTAAGGTGCAGGCGCAGACCGCCAAGGCGCAGGCAGATGCACAGGTGGCGTTACAGAAGCTGGCGCTCGACCGCGAGAAGGCTGAAGCCGACATCAATCTGCGGCAGCAAAAACTGGACATCGACGCGGCAAAAGTAATGAGGCAGTAATGGCTATCGCACCCATCCCCATTCCCGGCGTTGCTGGCGTTCCCGTACTGCGCGACGGCCAGCAAGCTGGCATTGCGCCAACCGGCTATGCGCCAGGCACTGTCGTGCAGATGCTTGGGCAGCAACTCATGCAGCCGCCTGCGCCTGTCGCAGTTCCGGTGCCTGTGCCTGCGCAAGTTTTTGCGCCAATGGTCGATGACACAGGTTTTGGCGAACAAGATACAAGCGTTGCAGACGCGCAGGCGTCTGGCACCGGCAACATAGGCGCCGACCTTGGGCTGCCGTCCGAGTTGACCGACCCGATTGCAGACCTTGGGCTTGGCTTTGCCAATCCGACGCCGATGGGGCTTGGCCTGTCGGCGCTTGGCGCGGCTGTTCCCGCACTTGCGCCGGTCGGCCTTGCTTACTCGCTCGCCAACGCTCTGGGCAATGTTGTTGGCCCAACGCAAACAAACGCGCTCGGCCAGACGCAAGCCTTTGGTATGGGCAATCAGTCGATGGATATGTTTGGCAACGTTGTAGGCTCGCCTGAAAACATTGCGTCAATAATGAGCTTCGATCCCGACCGTGGCTTTGTTGACCAGCGCGGGCAACCCATGAGTCCGACAATTTCTCCTGAAGTTATGGGCGAGGTTGCAGCGGTCGGCGCACCCACAGCCATCGGTGCCTTGGGCGACATTGGTGTCTCGGTCGACAACACCGCCACTGCGCAATCGCCGATGGGTGCTGTCGATACGGACATCGGTTTCGGACCAGCCTCGTCTGATCTCGGCACCGTGGACACCGACATTGCGTTTGGCCCGTCAGATGATGCTGGCGGCGGCGGCGAAAAAGTCATTTGCGGCGAGATGCACCGCCAAGGCCGCATTAGCACGCCGATCTATTTGGCCGACCAGGAGTTTGGTCAGCACATCCGCGAGCAAGACCCTTATGTGATGGATGGCTATCTCGCATGGGCGAACAAGGTTGTCAGCCTGATGCAGAAGTCGTGCGCCTTCTCATGGTTTGTCGCGCTGTTTGCCAAGCCGTGGGCGCGGGAAATGTACCGGCGAGAGACAGGTCGCGGGCGCGGATCTCTCGTCGGCAAGGTGATGATGAAATCCGGCATTCCGCTTTGCCGCTTCATCGGCAAGCGCAACGCACGCGGCTGGCTGCCACCATTCAGGAGTCACAAACATGCGTAAGGTCTATGTCTGGCGCGACGGAAAGATTGTGCCGAAGGGGCCGCAGGCTGCACCCGCTGCTCGCACACAGATTATTGGCGATATCGAGCCGTACCGCTCAATTGCGACCGGCGAGATGATTAACTCGCGTCAGCAGCATCGCCAGCATTTGAGAGATCACAACCTAGTTGAAATCGGTAACGAGCATCAAGCGAAGTTTGGGCTGCCTCGCAGTTAACCGGAGAAAATAATGAGCGAAGAAGTGGAAAGCACTCCTGAGCAGGAGCCAGCG